CCTTTCCGTTGTGGGCCTTGACATGACTGCGTTGTAGCAGATGGGACGCCTCGGAACAAGCACGTTTCATCGGTTTTCAAAGAACAGATACAGATTTTACGCGGGTTTCAAGCCGCATTTTTCAGGACGGACTAATTAGACGTGAGGCGAATTCAGAGGGGTCAGGCTTATTTATTAACATTTGGAAGTTGAGCGAAAGTCGATAATTATGACTGCTCCCTTCTCCTTTTAGTATTATCCGCATTATTTTGTTGATCCCTGCCGTTCAAGAACCAGAGCCGTAAATGCAGCCACATCCATCAACTGAGACTGCTGCGCCGGGATATAGGTGGAATGTAACGAACGCGGTAGGACTAGCTGCAGATATTTGGCCTGCATCTCATCGGTCTGGCTGGTACTGATTGCAGTTTCAAGCGTTAGCAGGTGCTTGCGGTTTATTCGGTCAGCTTCGGCCAGTACCTGCCGCCAGCGGTCCTTGCAGGATGATTTAACACCCAGCATGGTCAGGCGTAAGAGGCTAAAGGCTGGATCGTGATATTCCGCTTGGCCGGGAAAGAGAAAATCAGGTTTCGATTTCTGCTCTGTAGTCGCAGCACGAGAATAGCGTACTCCACATTCATCAAATATGACCTGCAGATGGTTTTCGAGTGCATAGCCGACACGACTTTTTCGCCTGTTTTGCACAGAGAGCGAAAACTGGATAAAACCATCCACATCACCACCAAAACCCTTGACTAGACGATCGGCAATCAGGTGGCGCTCGAGCGTCCTGAAAAGAATTTCCTCGCGTTCCATCCATGCCATGATAACGGCATCCTGGTCATCCTTCGCCTTTATGTCCCTGAGCGTCGAACGGGCAAAGGAGGAAAATTCACGGGTTGTCGGGAATCCGTTTCCGAATTTTTGTAGCATGGTGTCAAGATAGGTTTCGTCTCTGGATTCCTCCACCACAACGCCAATATTTTCCAGTATCAGCCGCGAAGCAAAGGCTATGCGGTCCTGCTCCGTTTCCAGTTCTTCCCTTACGGAAAAACCAGGATGAGCAAGATCAGACACCCCGAACAGCCATTGCACTTGGTTTGCGATGGTTGAACCATCCTCGGCAATAACAACAAGAATGGAACCGTCCGGTCGGCGACCGATGACCAGCAGATCCCCCTCGGAGGTACAGTCAGAGACTGTAGTAGTCGGGAAATAAAGGCGGTGTTCGGAGCGTGTCGGATGATTTTCACGTGCGTCATACCAGGTCAAAAAACCATCAGACACAACAGGTTCATCGTCGTGGTCATTCAGGTAAATGAATCGCGCCGGGAACGTCTGTTTGCCCTGGGCCGGACCAAAAATGCGCTTGAGACCTTCCACTCCGTTGAATTCATGCTGGTGACTGCGGAACAGGTCAGATTCCACGGCACTGAGCCGCTTGGCTGCCACACCGGTAAAATATTGAGACAGGTGCCCGGCTTTCAACGTTCACTCCTTTTCGTGGCTGCAAGTTCGAAATGACTGATCTCGCCACGTAGCCATGCGTCAAGACGCTTTATGAGTATGGCATCGTCTAGCCGTGCGGGACCTCTCATCGCGCATTCCCATATTGTTGCCACACGCCATCCCGCGTCGTGCAGGGCTCCAGCGGCTTTACGGTCATTATCGCGGTTATTGTCGATCTTGGTCTTCCAGAAATCGCGCCGGGTGGATGGCATTTTGAATAGCGGGCAGCCGTGACCATGCCAGAAACAGCCGTGCACGAACACCACCGCACGAAAGCGGGGCAGGACAATATCGGGTTTACCAGGAAGGTCACGAACATGAAGCCTGAACCGGAAACCCTTACGGTGAAGAAGACTTCGCACATGCATTTCCGGCTTTGTGTTGGTACCACGAATACCGCTCATCATGCGGCTTCGGGTAATCTGGTCCACAATGTCCGCCATGTGCTCAGACCAGCAGAGCCTTCTGGCCCGTTTCCTCCTGTTGCTGCAAAGCGCGGATATACGGTACCATGAGGCTCGCAACTTCTTTCATGACTGGGACAATCACGCTGTTACCGAACTGTTTGTAAGCCTGAGTGTCCGAAACGGGAATCCTGAATGTGTCGGGATATCCCATGAGACGCGCGCATTCGCGCGGCGTGAGGCGGCGGGGATTCCTGCCCTTCCCGCGGGATACCAGAATTTCAGAACCGTCTTTATAGTAGCGGGCGGAAAGGGTGCGCGCCATGCTGTCGCGCGTTACCAGGCCAAAGCCGAAGCCGTTGCCCGCAGCGCGGTGTTTTTCAGCGTAGGCTTTCAGATAGGACCACAGCCTGGTGGTCAGAACATACTTGCCATGTACCTCTGCCTTTGGGCCAACAGTGTAAGGCTCTTCCGGACTTTCGCTACCGTCTTCCGGGTGCAGGATGGTACCGAGCTTCGGCCCCTCTTCCTGCGGTGTGCGTAGATTGTTCCAGGAAAAGCCGGTCTTATCCCTGAAACCGACAATGATAATACGCTCCCTGTGCTGCGGCACCCAGTGCTGGCCGTCGATGACCTTGTAATGAACGTCATAACCTAGTTCTTCGCGTAGTGTTTCAATGATGATGCGAAACGTGTTACCCCTGTCGTGTGATATAAGATTCTTGACGTTTTCGAGCAGAAAGGCCTTCGGCCGCTTCGCGGCTAGGATGCGGGCCACGTCAAAAAACAGGGTGCCCTGGGTGGTGCACTCAAAGCCGTGTGGTCTCCCCAGTGCATTCTTCTTGCTCACGCCCGCGATACTGAAAGGCTGGCAGGGGAAACCGGCAAGCAGGACATCATGGTCGGGAATTTCTTCGGCAGGATACGGAACAATATCACCTGCGAAAGGATGACCACCACCAAAATTCTCGAGGTAAGTTTTTTTTGACCAGTCATTCCATTCGCTCGTGAAAACACATTTGCCACCAACGGACTCGAATCCCAGTCGGATACCGCCAATTCCTGCGAACAGGTCAGTGAAGGTGAAGAGGTTATTGTCCTGCGTAATCTGCATCGGGGAATTTCGCAGGATCTCGCGCAACGCCGGTTCCAGAAGTGAAGGACATTGCGTTTCACCCCTCTCCCAGCGTGCGACGGTTTTTGGGGCTACATTCAGCAGCGCGGCCAGATCCTTCTGCGTAAACCTTTGTCTGGCTTCTTGGAGCAGGATTGGCGGAGCTGATTGTTGGGTCATCGCGATGCCTCGGGGAATTTTGAGAGACATTATGTCCAGAATATTTCCCTTTTGCAAGTTCTTTGTTTGATTATAACCCTTGACTTTATAGCCCATAAATTTTACAAAACAAACTCAAGCTCAGAGCGACCCGATCGCCTATAACAGCTCCCCGTAGTGGGGTGATAGAGGCTCACGAAGCCCGGTTTCCGGAGATGAAAATCTCCGGAGCCGGGCTTTTTTTATTTTCCGCGGCAGGCGCCATGAACGAACGGCTCAAAGATATTCTGGGAAGGCACGAGGGCAGGCGCCGCTTTCCCTACGACGACGCCGACGGGCAACGAATCGGTCTGGGGAAGCGGACGATCAGGGGCAGGCTCACCATCGGTAAGGGCCGCAACCTTGAAGCCGTGGGCCTCTCCGACGACGAGATCGAACACCTCTTCGAGAATGACATCAAGCGGGCCGGCGCCGGCGCCAGACGGCTCATCCGAAATTTCGACTCCCTCTCCGAGAACCGGCAGATCGTCGTCGTCAGCCTCACCTACATGATGGGCGAGACGGGCTTTCACGCCTGGACGGATACGCGGAGGCACATCGAGGCGGGCCATTTCGAAGAGGCGGCACGTCAGATCGAGAAATCGAAAATGTACGCTCAGCTCGGCGGGGACCCACCCGGGACGGACGACGGAAAGCTCGAGCGTCCCGAGGAGCTCGCCCAGATGATGCGCGAGGGATAGCGCCGTGGGCTCAGGGTTCCGGGATTCAGAATTCCCAATTCCCATTTACGAATTAACAGTTACCGCGAGCGACGGAGGAACGAGCCATGATCGAACTGAAAGAAGGCGACTTGGCCGTCGTGAAGACGAACTCGAAGATCGCCGGGGCCATCAATGCCGGGCAGCGTTTCCTCTCGAAGGATGGCAAGGCCGAGTACAACCACGCCCTGCTCATCGTCGACGGGAACGGCGGCACTTATGAATCCCTTGCGAAGATTGACCACTACCACATCTCGCAATACCTCGGCTGCCCCGTCTGGATCGTCCGCCACGTGGGGATGGACGGGGAAAAATTCAGGAAGGGCTACGAGGCCGTCCTGAAGTATGACGGCAAGCTCTATCCCGGCTGGAGGCTGCCGATGCACTTTGTGGGTCTGGCGAAGTTCATCCACTGGAGCTACCCGGTGTGCTCGGAGCTTGTCGGGCGGTTTCTCTACGGGGCGGGTCTCTTCAATGCGACGGGCTGGGGCTGGTCGCCCGACGACCTGGCGGATCTCTGGCGGGAGTCCAAATACTACGAAACCGTCTACAAGGGCGTGCTGACCGCCTGAGGAGAACGCGATGGACTGGTTCAACCCTGCAACCTGGCCCGTACCGCTCATCGACACCTACGCGATCCCCTGGCTCGTCGCCTTCGGGGATTACCTCGATGCCTTCATCGGCAAAAATTACAAGTTCTGCTGGGCGATCTATCTCGGCCTGTCCTGGCTTTCGCTGAAGGCGCCCTGGGCCGTGAACAACAAGATCCCGCAGTTTCTGAAGGGGCTGATCACGGGGGCCTGGTGGCGATACCTGAGGCCGAAACTGACGTGGCAGCGAAAGGGCAAGACGGCCTGATGGACGAGTGCGACGTTGCTGCCGAGCTTCAGCAGCAGGACCGGGAGGGCGCACTGCGGGTCGCCCTGAGAGAGGCCCATCGGAAGGAAGAGGCCCTTACCATCAACGGGGAGCGGTGCTGCCTGAGCTGCCGGGAGCCGATCGAGCCGGAGCGGCTTGCGGCAAATCCGGGCGCCGCGCGATGTGTTTTCTGCCAACGCAAGCACGAGAGGAGGGGATGAATGACGCCTGAGACGGTTTCGGCCATCAACGCGGTTTGCAGCCTCCTGGAGAGAATCGGTACCTGGCCCGTCGGATCGGTTCTCCTGATTATCCTCTTCGGGCCCTGGATCATGGCCTTCTGGGTGAGCCGAAGTCAGGAGAAGCGCTTCGACGCCATGAAGGACATGTACGAGAGCAACGTGAAACTCGTTAAAGGCTACGAGCAGCTCTCCGGAGGCCTTCAGGACTCGGTGATGCTGAACACGGCCAAGTGGACGCAGGCCATAGAAAAAATAGATACCAACCAGTTCTGCCCGGTGCACCGGACGAAAAAGATCCGCATGGAGGACGTCCAGACGTGAGCGAGATCGCAAGGCTCAGAGAGGCCATTCAGGCAAGGAAGTTCCGGAAGATGGAGCTCTCGGGCGAGATCGACCGGAAGCTGCGGGAGATCAAGGACCTGCTGGCTGGCTATCCGCTGGCGAAGATCCCGGAGCTGAAGCTGCACCTCATCGCGCAGCTTGCGGCCGAGGCGGCGACCCTTCAGGACAAGTACACGGGTCTACAGCGCGAGATCGAGCTGGCCGAGAAGGAGCTGATCTGATGGCCGAGAAGGTCCGCAGGCACAGCAGCATCGGTGATGAGCTTCCCCAGGAGCTCAAGCGCGAGGTGGACCGGCTCCTGGTTGAGGGCAACGTCACCTATGACGACATCAAGGCCTTCCTCGAGGAGAAGGGCTACGACATCAGCCGCTCGGCCATCGGGCGCTACGGAAAAGAATTTCTCGCCCAGTACCAGCGCCTGCGGGTCATCGAGGAGAAGTCCCGCACGCTGGTCTCCGAGGCGGGCGACGGGATGGTCCTTGAGGAGGCCGCCGCAAAGATCTTCGCGCAGAAGATCGTCGAGGCACAGCTCCTGGAGGACTTCGACATCCTGGAGAATACCCGGCTCATCAGCGACTTTGCGAAGCTGCAGTCCTCGACAGTGGCCCGCGAGCGCTTCAAGCGCGAGCTGAAGGAGAAGGTGGCAAAGACGGCCGAGAGCGTCGTGAAGACGGCCCGGCAGGGCGGCCTATCGGACGAGAAGGCCGAGGAGATCCGGAGGAAGATCCTGGGGATCGTTTGATGACAGAGGCTAACATCCAGAACGATTTCGAGCAGGCACGCTCCGCAACGGGCGTGCTTCTGCCCTACCAGGCCCGCTGGGTGGCCGACCAGTCACCCGTGAAGGTCATGGAGAAGTCGCGCCGCGTGGGCATCTCCTGGGCCGAGGCGGCCGACGACACCCTCTGGGCCTCCGAGAAGGGCGCAGGCGAGAAGCGAAATGTCTGGTACATCGGCTACAACAAGGACATGGCCAAGGAGTTCGTCGGCGACTGCGCCAACTGGGCCCGGGCCTACAATCTCGCGGCCTCCGAGATGGAGGAATACGACGAGATCGACCGCGAAGAGATCGAAGGCGTCGTCCAGGAGAAGAAGATCCGGAGCTTCCGGATCACATTGCAGTCGGGCTGGACGATCACAGCACTGTCGTCAAGGCCTACGAACCTGCGAGGCAAGCAGGGCCGCGTCATCCTCGACGAGGCGGCCTTCCACGACGATCTGGCGGGCCTCATCAAAGCAGCGATGGCGCTCCTGATCTGGGGCGGCACCGTCCGGATCATCTCGACGCATTTCGGCGACAACAACCCCTTTAACGAGCTTGTCCAGGACATTCGGAAGGGCAAGAGAAACTACAGCCTGCACCGCGTCACCTTCGACGAGGCGCTCGCCGACGGTCTCTACAGGCGCATCTGCGAGGTCCTGCACCGCGAATGGAGCGTTGAGGCCGAGGCAGGGTGGCGCCAGGACGTTGTCGACAGCTACGGCGAGGACGCCGACGAGGAGCTCTTCTGCATCCCCAGCCAGGGGACGGGCACGTGGCTGACGCGTGCGCTCATCGAGCAGTGCATGACGGCCAAGATCCCCGTGGTGCGCTACGAGCAGACGCGGGCCTTCGCCGAGCTGCCGGATTCCGTCCGGGAGGCCGAGGTAAAAGACTGGTGCGAGGAGCACCTCAAGGCGCTTCTCAAGGGCCTCGACGCCAAACGGGCGAGCTATTTCGGGGAGGACTTCGGGCGGACGGGCGATCTCTCGGTGATCCTCCCGCTCATCGAGGAGCAGAGCGCAACCTTCCGGGCCCCCTTCATCGTCGAGCTTCGAAACGTCCCCTTCCGGCAGCAGGAGCAGATTCTTTTCTACATCGTCGATCGGCTGCCGCGCTTTCGCTACGGCGCGCTCGATGCCCGCGGCAACGGCCAGTACCTGGCCGAGCGTGCCATGCAGCGCTACGGGGCCAGCCGGATCGCCGAGGTGATGCTCACCGAGCCCTGGTATCGCGACAACATGCCCCGCTACAAGGCGGCCTTCGAGGACAAGACGATCCTGCTTGCGAAGGATGCCGACATCATCGAGGACCACCGGGCCGTGAAGGTCATTCGGGGTGTTGCAAGGCTCCCGGAGCTGAAGACGAAGGGACGAGACAGCAAACTGCGCCACGGTGATGCGGCAATCGCGGGGGCCCTTGCCTGGTTTGCCACTACCGAGATGAAGGGGGCGCAGATCGAATTCGAATCGACCAACCGCCGGCGCGCAACGGCAAGCGGCACCATGAGCAGCTTCATGGGGACGAGGTAAAACATGACCGAGGTCGAGCAGGGCAAAAAACCCCAGACCGAAAATCCGGTGATCAACGAGATCGCCACGATCGCGAAGGACATCGACCTGTTTGCCGGGTGGCTCAACCGTCTCGAGAATCCGGACCCGGTGCTTCGCACCGAGGCGGCAGGCCGGGGCCTGAAGCTCTACGACGAGATCGACCGCGACCCTCACGCGGGCAGCGTGCTGCAGACGCGGGCCTTGGCCGTGGTGGGGAAGGAATGGAGTGTTGCCCCTGCGAAAAGCGCGAGGCGCGCCGGGCGTCCCGCCGCAACGTCGCAGGAAAAGTTTGTCGCCGATTTCGTTTCGGAGGTCCTCGAGGAGTGCAACTTCGATCAGGCCCGCCAGGAGCTCCTCCAGGCGGTGCTCTATGGTTTCTACGCGGCGGAGGTGCTCTGGAAGATACGCTCCGACGGGCGCGTCGGGATCAGGAAGATCGTTGCAAAGCACCCCCGGCGCTTCGTCTTCACGCCGGAGCGCGCACCGAGGCTACTCACCCCGCAGAACATGACCGACGGCGAGCAGCTGCCCGATCGCAAATTCGTGGTCTTCACCTTCGGCGATTCCGACAACCCCTACGGCAGGGGGATGGGCCGCAGGCTCTGGTGGCCCGTGTGGTTCAAGAAAAACGGCATCAAGTTCTGGATGATCTTCCTGGACAAGTTCGGCATGCCCACGACCGTCGGCAAGTACCCGCCGGGCACCCTCAAGGACGAGCAGGACAAGCTGCTGGAGGCCATCGACGCCATCCAGACCGACACGGGCATCAAGGTCCCCGACACGATGAGCATCGAGTTTCTCGAGGCCGCCCGGGCAGGGACCGTGACCCACGAGGCGCTCTGCGAGTACATGGACCGCCAGATCTCCAAGGCCGTCCTGGGCCAGACGGCCACAACCGAGGGCACACCCGGCAAGCTCGGCAACGAGGAAGCCCAGGACGACGTACGGCAGGACATCGTGGAGGCCGACGCGGATCTGCTCGATGCGGTGCTAAACGAAACGCTTGTGCGTTGGATCGTGGATTACAACTTTCCGGGGGTCACGGACTACCCGAAGCTCGTTACCCAAGCAGCCCCGAAGCCCGACCTCAAGGAGCGCGTGGAGATCGACAAAACACTGGCCTCCGACGTCGGCCTTCCTGTGGGGCAGCAATATTTCTACGAGACCTACGGGATCCCCGAGCCCGCCGAGGGCGAGGAACTGGTAAAGCCGGTGCCGAAGATGCCCGCCACTCCGCTCGGAAAGGACGACAAAGGCAAAGGGGCGAAGTTCGCGGAGGGTTCACGTTTCACGCCCGACCAGGAGGCCCTGGAGCGGTTTATCGCAAAGGCGGCGGTTGCTCCCTCGGAGATCGAGAAGAAGATCATCGCCTCCGTGCAGGAGGCGCAAAACTACGAAGAGGCCATGACCGGGCTCCTGGAGCTCTACCCGGAGCTGGAGGCGAGCGAGCTTGCGGATCTCATGGAGCGGGCCCTGTTCAACGCCGAGCTCTTCGGGCGCTATGCCGCCGGCCTGAAGTCGAAGGAGTGACATGCTGGATTTCGAGCCCCTGCCGATCGACGAGGCGATCGAGTTCTGGCGAGACAAGGTGCAGCTCTCGTCCCGGCAGTTTCGGCAGCTCTCCGACGCGGCGAAGAATCTGGCCTTTGCCGTCTCCGGCATCGCGAAGGGCGACGAGCTGACGACGGTCTTCGAGGCCATGAACGGGGCGATCGCGAAGGGCGACTCCTTCGGCGAATTCAAGAAGCAGTGCCGCGAGATCATCGAACGGCGCGGATGGACGGGAAAGAAGGCCTGGCGCGTGGACAACATCTTCCGCACCAACATCCAGACGGCCTACTCGGTGGGCCGCTACCGGCAGATGATGGAGGTTGCACAGACGCGGCCCTACTGGCAGTACAGCGCCGTCAACGATGCCCGCACGAGGCCTACACACCGGGCCCTGCACGGCAGGGTCTTTCCGGCGGATCATCCCTTCTGGAAGACCTGGTATCCGCCCAACGGCTACAACTGCCGGTGCGGTGTCGTGACGCTTTCGAAGGCCGAGATGGAACGCGAGGGCCTCACGGCCGAGACGCAGGACCCCACGGGCAGGCTCATAGAGCCCATCGACCCCAAGACGGGAAACCGGATGCTTGCCCGGCCGCTCATGCCCGACCCGGGCTTTGCCCACAACCCCGGTGAGACGGTCTGGGGCGGCCTTGTGGATGCGGCAAGCAGGCCCGGCACCTGGACGGCGATGCCGAACCTTCGGGGCCCGGCGGACTACCGTCGGCGCGCCCTGGAGAACGTGCGGCCCGCAGAGATTGCCGATTTCGACGAGACGATGCTGCTTGCTCGGGGCAAAGGCGATGCATTCTACAAGAAGGCTTTCGTCGAGCGTTACGGCGAAGAGAAGCTCCTGGCCGACGCGGTAGGCGAGCCCGTGATCCTGTCGCTCCGGGCCTACCTGGAGGACAAGTCGCCGGGGGCGGAGGAAGCCTGGAAATTTTCGAAGGGAGGACACGGCGAGAGTATCCCGCTGCTGGAGAAAATGATTTCAGATCCCTACGAGATCTGGCTTACGCCTCAAATCAACGAGGCGGGACGGATCCGGCTTGCCAAACGCTATATCGCGCTCTGGAAGACGGCCAACAGGGAACGGATCGGCGGCTATGCGGCCCTCGAGGTGGCCGACGGGAGCTTTCAGGGGGTCACCGCGTTTCTACCGCTGAAGAAAGGAAAGCCGGCAGTGGAGTACGTGGAGGTGCAAAGGCTGGGATTGCTGCTGTTTCGGAGGGGACGATGACCGGGCCGGCTCACGACTCGGCTCGCTTGAGGAGTTCGGTAGGGTGAGCCCCCACTTTCCCAAGCGCTCCCACAAAGAGAGAGGAAAGGTAGTGGTTGAAATTTAACCCTCGGATCGGATGAAGGCAAGCGAAAAATGCAGATCAAGGTCTCGATCGAAGACGGCGGAATCCGGGAGATGCTCACTCGGCTGCAGGGTCGGATGGGCAATCTCAGCCCCGTGATGCGCGCAATCGGCGAGACCGCCCGGAGATCGGTGGAGAGAAACTTCGAGGCCCAGGGGCGTCCCGGCAAGTGGCCCCCCTCGCAAAGGGTATTAAGAACAGGCGGACAGACGCTGTCGATTACCGGCAGGCTTAGGCGTTCCTTCTCGGTGCACGCCACGGGCAGCCGGGCCACCGTGGGTACCAACGTCATTTACGCGGCCATCCACCAGATGGGCGGCAAGGCGGGCAAAGGCCACAAGGCGACGATCCCCGCGAGGCCCTTCCTGATGGTCCAGGATGAGGACTGGACGGAGATCAACCGGCAACTGGCGGAGTACATCACAGGAGGACGCTGATGATCGCATTCAAGGGTTTCGACGACTGGATCCCGATCTTCAAGGGCGGGACGCAGACAGACGGCAAGGGACGCAAGTGGGACGGCGACGGCCTCATCGAGAAGGCCCTTGCCAGCTTCGATACGGCAAAGCACGAGCCGCCTGTCGTGGTGGGCCACCCGGAGCACGACGCCCCGGCCTTCGGCTGGGTCGAGGGGCTTAAGAAAGAGGGCGACCTGCTGATGGCAAAGTTCAAGGACGTGGTGCCCGAGTTCACGGAGGCCGTGAAAAATGGCCTCTACAAGAAGCGCTCGGCGGCTTTCTACCCTGACGGAAGGCTTCGGCACGTAGGTTTTCTGGGGGCCACACCCCCGGCCGTGAAGGGGCTGGCCGACGTGGCTTTCGCGGAGGGCGAAGCGGCGAGCTTCGAGTTTGCCGAGCCCAATCCCCAACACACTAACCAATCTGAAAAGGAGGCCAACATGAAGTTCAAGGAGTGGTTCAAGGGCGTCATGGAGAAGATCATGGCCGAGATCCCCGACGATGGGCCCGCGCCCGCCGCAGCCGTTGGGGGCGTCTTCTCCGAGGCGGCCCTGGAGAGGGTCAAAAAAGAGGCAGCCGACGAGGCGGCAAGGAAAGAACGGGAAAAAGTGGTTGCCGAGTTCGCGGAAAAGGCCCGCGCTGCGCGCCACGATCGACGCAGGGCCGAGATCTCCTCCTGGTGCGAGGGTATGCTCGCCCAGGGGCGGCTTACGCCCGCTCTGGTCCAGTTCGGCGTGCCCGAGATGCTTGCGGCCTTCGCCGAGAAGGAGGAGGCCATCGAGTTTGGCGAGGCGAAACAGAAGGCGACCCTCTACGAGCGCTTCAAGGCCCTCTTCGAGACGGAGCTTCCGAAGCTCGTGGAGTTCGGCGAGATCGCCACGCGGGACAAGGACGTGGGCGACGGCGGAAAGCGCGACAAGCTCATTGCCGAGTTCATGGAGAAGAACAAGGAGGCCGACTACAAGGAGGCCGTGCTCGCCGTCTCGAAGGAGCATCCGGATCTCTTCAGGCGGCAGTAGCATCGGGGCTGGGGCCCCGCACGATTATCCGAAAAGGAGGAATCAACATGATCGGACAGACCAGCGGAATCGAAAAGAGCGTCAAGGCGGGCGCCGCCATCACGGCTTTCACGGTTGCCAAGTTCGGCACCGACGACGACACGATGCTCCCCGGCGCGGCCAACACGGACCTGCTCGTCGGCATCTTTCAGCACGCGGCCGACTCCGGCGCCGAGGTCCGGGTGATGTTATCGGGAATCTCGCGGCTCAAGCTGGGTACCGGCGGGATCACCCGGGGGGCCCTTGTAACGGTGGATGCCTCCGGCCAGGGCATCGCTCTTGCGGGCGCGGCGGGTACAAACGTCCAGGCTATCGGCATCGCGATGGCCTCGGGAGTGGCCGGCGACATCGTTCCTGTGCTGATCGCGCCCAGCCGGCCGCAGCAGTAAACCCAATCGAAGACAAGGAGGTATAGACCATGCCCGAACCCAGAACGCTGCACGTCGATGCGGTGCTGACGAACCTCTCGGTGAAGTACCGCAACAACATCATGATCTGGCCCCAGCTCATGCCGGAGATCAAGGTCGGAAAGCGCTCCGACAAGTTCACGAAGTACAACAAGGAGGACTCGTACAAGCTGGTCGACGACAAGATCGGCCCCAAGAGCCTCCCCAACGAAGTCGACTGGGGCACCTCGAATGACAACTACTCTGTCAAGGACCACGCCCTGGGCGACTGGATCCCGCAGGAGTCGATCGACAACGCCGACAACCCCGTCCAGCCCGAAGTGGACACCAACGATTTTTTGAATCTGATGCTCGATGTCGCCCAGGAGAAGCGCGTGGTGGACCTCCTGTTCGCCGCCGGCACCTACCCCGTGGGCAACAAGGTCCAGCTCTCGGGCACAGGCCAGTGGGGCCAGTCGGCCGACGACCCCATCGGAAATCTGCTTGCCGCCATCGAAGGCTGCTTCGTGCGGGCCAACACGATCGTCATGGGGGCCGACGTCTGGATGACCTTCCGCAAGCTCCCCGAGGTGCTCGACGCCGTGAAGGGCTCGACCCGCTACCAGGGCTCGCCGGGGGGACTTGCCACAGTCGAGGAATGCCGGGGTCTCTTCGAGGTCGAAAACTGGCTCGTGGGCCGCAGCCGCTACATCTCCTCGAAAGAGGGCCAGGCGGCCACCTACGCGCGGCTGTGGGGCAAGCACTGCGCGGCACTCTACGTCGAGAAGAACCCCGGGGTACGCTCCATCACCTTCGGCGGCACCTTCGTGGAGACCCGCCGGCTTACGATGCGCGACTTCGACCCCAAGCGCGGCGTCAAGGGCGCCCACTACATCAAGTGCGCCTGGAACTCCGACGAGAAGATCGTCGCCTCGGATCTGGGCTACTTCATCCAGGACGCCGTGCAGTAAGACAACCCTCCTCCCTGCTCTGCCTCTCCCCTCGCGGGAGAGGGCGGGGTGAGGGGGACCAGGACCCGAAAGGAGATAAGTCATGCCCGTCTACATCGTGAAAGACACGCACATCCTGCACGGCAAAAAGGGCGACAAGGAAGCGACGCTCTACGCCCCCGGCGAGGAGATCGAGCTGACCGAGAAGGAAGCCGCCGCTCTGGGCGCAAATGTGGAGTCCAAGGGCGCCAAGGGCAGGAAGGAATAGGAGCCGGATCCGATGCCTTACGCAACGATCGAAGACATCAAGGCGCTGCTGCCCGAGGCGGATCTGGTGCAACTCACCGACGACGAGGGGGCGGGCACCGTGCACCCGGGCCGGATGGAGGAGGCCATTGCCCAGGCCGACGCCGACATCGACTCGTATTTGAGCGCCAAGTACACCGCTCCCCTTTCGCCCGCGCCGGCCGTGGTGAGGAAGCTCTCCGTGGACATCGCTGTCTACAACCTGTACTCGCGCAGGCTCGAGAAGATCCCCGAAACGCGCTCGGAGCGCTACAAAAACGCTGTGCGCATGCTCGAGGGGATCGCGAAGGGCACAATCTCAATCGGCGCGGCCACGACGCCCACGCCTGCAGGCGATTCGGGCGGCCCCGAGGCCACGAAGACGGCTGACGAGCGGACCTTCACCAAGACGACGCTGGAGGGCTATTGAGATGATCGACATGGTCCAGGACGGCATCATGGAGCGGCTCAGGACAATCGACGGCGTGGCCGACGTCGACGCCTGGCAGGGAGAGATCGAGGATCTGCTCAAGCAGCCCAAGCGACTGCCTGCCCTGTATGTGATCTACCAGGGCGCGGAATTCGACGAGAAGAAGGTGATCGGATCGAATGTGGCGAGGCACCGGATGGAGTTTCTCGTGGTGCTCATCGCGAAGAATCTCAGGAGCCGCACCGAGGGCGCCATAACCTGCTACGGGATCATCGAGGCCGTGCGGGCGCGGCTCATCGGCCACCGGATCGATCCCCACGGGATGCTCTGGCCGGTCTCCGAGGAACTCATCGCGGTCGTCAATGGCGTCCAGGTCTATGGACTCAACTACCGAATGAAAGACGTCGACGCCTGACGGCGGCGGACGAAAGGAGGACACCATGCCGCAGCAACAGGGATCCAGTGCTAGGCTTCTCATCGACACCGAGGCCACGTTCAAGACAACGTCGGGCACGCCCGATGCGCAATATCTGCCCTTGGTCTCGGAGTCGATCGGCCTGAAGCGCGTATTGCACACCTCGAAGACCATCCGCTCGAGCCGCAACCCGAACAAACCCTCGGCTGGTAAGATGGAGGTAGCCGGCGACATCGCCTTCGAGATGGCGCCGCAATACCTGCGCCTGCTCAAGCACATCTTCGGCAGCGCCGCGGGCGCGGCCTCGCCCTATACCTACAAGATCGGGGCGCTGCCCGCAGGCATGGTGCTGGAAAAGCAATTTCCCGACGTCGACTCGACCGAGAAGTTCGCCCTCTACAACGGCTGCCGCGTGGGGAGCTTCCGGCTCTCCGGCGGGCAGGAGGGGTTCTGCGAGGGCTCCGTATCCATCATTGGGGCCAAGGAGACGCTCGGCTCGGCCTCCTTCGATGCCACGCCGCGCGATCTGGGCTTTACGGCCTTCGACGCGATTGCCGCCACCCTCACGGAGGGGGGATCGGGCCTCGTCTACGTGACCAACTGGGAGTTTGTGCTGGAGAACAATCTCGACGGAAACAACTACGTCATCGACGGCACCGGCGAGCGGCGCTCGCTTCCGGCGGGCACGGCCCGGGCGAGCGGCAAGCTCACCTGCCTCTTCGAGACGTTTGCCCTTTACAAAAAGGCGATCGACAGGACGCAGACGTCGCTCTCCATCGTCCTGAAGAACGGCACCGGCGCGGGCACCCTGGGCAACGAGAAGCTCTCGTTCTTCATGGACGAGATGCTCTTCTCGCCCAATTCGCCCGTCATCAAGGGGCCCACGGGGCTGCTGATCGATCTGCCCTTCGAGGCCTATTACAACACGGACCCCGACGCCTCGGCCCTGCGCGCGACGCTCGAGGTGCCGAACGCGGCAACGGACCTGTAAAGGCAAGACAGAGGAGAAAACATGGAACGCACGCAAATCGGCTACACCTTCGACGAGAAAAAATACTACCAGCGCAAGCTGCTGATCGGCCAGATCCGGCAGCTCGTGGAGCAGCTCCAGGGCGTGAAGATCGACTTCACGGACCCGGTTGCCCTCGTCACTTCTCTGGGCGACAAGCTGCCCCGGTCGCTGGCGATCGTCCTGATTCCCGAGGGCACACACCCGAAGGAAAAAGACCCCGATGCCATCACGGCCCTTGCTGCCGAACTGGAATTCGCTCTCTGCCCGGACGACGTCATGCAGGTCGTCGACGATTTTTTTTCCTTGAACGATCCCTATTCGTTCTTGATCCGATTCAGGGATACGGCAAAGGCCATCGAAGAGCGGCTGCGGCAGCGCACGGCGGGCGGAGCGGCAACTGGATCGACGAATTCGTCACCGTCCTTACCGGAGGAGACATCACTCGCCGCGACGTGATCCTCTGGGAGTTCACGCTGGAGGAGGCGCGGCCCTTTTTCGAGCACCGCAAGCGCGACCTGCTCTTCCGGGAGGCCGTCATCGCCTTCCTGACGGGCGGCAAGAAGCAGAGCCCCGAAGACCGGTTCTGCGAGGCCTGCCGGGCGGCGGGGAAAGACAAGGACTGCGAGAGCTGCGATCGGAAGATAGAGGTCCTCGATGCGACAGGAAGAGCTAAAACTCGTCATCTCGGCCGTTGACCAGGCCACCGCCGCCATCCAGGGCGTGGGGCAGAGCATCGGCTGGCTCGGCGGGGCTGTTACGAAGGCCGCCATCCAGTTCAATGCCATCACCCAGGCCGCGCAGATGGCCGGCCAGGCCATGAAGGCCGTCTTCAAAGAGGTCACCGACGCCGTCGAGGGCTTCAACATGGCCGTGATCCAATCGGCGGCCATGATCACGGGCATGATGGAGAAGGACTCGCGCCCCCTGGCGGAGCGCTACAAGGAAGCCAAGACCTACGCCCACCAGCTCCAGCTCGTACTCGAGCAGATCGACAAGGAGACACTGCTCACCGCCCGGGACCTGGGCAACATCACCGCCGAGATGCAGAAGCAGGGCGTGCTGCTCGATGTCACGAACGCAAAACAGATCGAGGCCTTCAAGAGCCTCTCCAACGCCGTGGCCGTCGTCTCGCAGGGCTACCCCGCCAAAGAGGTCCAGATCCGCCAGGAGATCCGGTCGCTTCTCTCCGGGCAGACCCGTGCCACGGATACCCTCTCGGGCATGCTCAAGGCGCAGGTGGGTGATCTGGAGAGCCAGATTGCCCTGCACAAACAGCAGGGGGACCTCATCGAGTGGCTGGGCGAGCAGCTCCAGGGATTTGCGGCCGCCTCGGGCGATATCGAGAACACCTGGGAGGCCGTGAAGACCTCCATGCAGACCATCTATCGGCAGGTGCTGCGCGGGGCCCTCTCGGAGCCCTTCCAAGAGCTCGTGGGTCTGCTCAAGCAGATGTCCGAGTGGTTCACTGAGCACAAGGAGCAGATCCAGGAGGGCCTCGGCCGGGCCTGGGCCGTGATTAAAAGCCTCGTCGTGTCGACATGGGAGCTCTTCAAGGCTCTGGCGCCGCTGCTGCAGCCGGTGCTCGTCATCGCCCAGGCCCTCGTAACGGCCTTCGAGGACATCGCCCTGAGGGTAATCCCGGGCATGGTGCGGGCCATCGCCGATACCTTCGGCAAAGTTAAAGAATTCTACGAGTGGCTCAAGTCCAAGACAACCGGCGGCGAGGAGGGCGGCGACATCCTCACCGGGACGGACCGGTCGCAGAGAGCCGAGCACACTGACGCGGATTTCCAGAACACACAGCGCGGCCTGACGGTCGCGCCTCCCAGGACGAAGACCCCTCCCAACGAGGAGCTGCAGAAGAAGCTCGACGACTGGAAGAAGCTCAAGGAGAGCCTGCTGACCATGCTCGCCAAGAGCCAGGCCGAGTCTGAGTGGGAGAAGAAGCTCGCCGAGATCGAGGGCAAGTACAGGCAGATCACCGAGGACCCGAAGTGGAAGGGCGTGCCGGGCGTGAACTCCTTCATGAACCAGTGGCGCGAGGGGATGCTCCAGGACGCCGAGAAGGACTTTGACAAGAAGTCCTACGCCAACGCCGTCAAGATCGCCGGGCAGGTGGAAAAGGAGCTATCAGAGCAGGCCATTGCCTCCCTGCAGTCCCTCCGGGAAAGCTCCGAGGAGTATTACCGCGACGAAACCGAGATGGCCAACCGGCGCTACCAGCGGGCGCAGATCTCCGAGAAGGAAATGGTGGATGCCCAGCTCGAGGCCGCGCAAACCCGGATGGACGCTGAGATCGAGTACCAGGACGCCGTCGAGATCCGGTACCGGCGCGGCGAGATAGCCTGGGAGAAGTACAACCAGCTCATCCGGCAGAGCGACCGGGAGCTGCAGAAGGTCAAAAAGTCCGTCGAGGAACTCACCTACCAGTCTGATGAGCTGGGAAAGGGCTTCGAGGGCGGCTGGATGAAGGGCTGGGAGCGCTACGGGCAGGACCTCAACAACCTGTACCAGCGGGGCGTGGATGCTGCCCAGCAGACCGCTCGGGGCATGGAAGGTGCCTTCAAGAGCCTGTTCTTCGATGCCATGAGGCTGAACTTCAAAAGCTTGGGCGATCTGCTGATGAACTTCATGAACCGTCTTCTCGACGTCATGGCCAACCAGTTGGCCGAATTCTGGGCGAAGGCGCTCATGGGTGGGATAGGCGGTGGCGGCGGGCTCGGGGATCTTCTCAAGCTCGGCGGCTCGGCCCTCATGGGGTATCTGGGCATGGGGGGCGCTGGCTTTTCCGGGCAGGGCAATATCGGCGGTGGAGTCTACGTCCTGGAATCGGGTGCGGCGGTCAACTTTCCGGGTCGTGCCTCGGGCGGCACCGTGACGGCGCAGCGGCCCTACTGGGTGGGCGAGATGGGCCCGGAGATCTTCGTGCCGGGCAACTCGGGAACGATCGTCCCCAATCATGCGGCGGCGGGAATGGGCGGCCTGGCCGGGATCGGCGGAACGGGCGGCGGTGTGACGGTCATCAACATCTCGGCCGTGGACTCCAAGAGCTTCGAGGACATGTGCCGGCGCAACCCGAGCGCCATCGTCGATCCCGTGACCCGCAGCCTCCGGATGAACCAGACCCGCTCCGAATGGAACGACTATCTCGGAAGGTGATGCATGGCGGTATTTCCCGATGTCATTCCGACCTACGGCTCCGAGATCACCCCGGTCTTCAAGACCCTGATTTCGCCCTTCGACACGGACAACGAGCAGCGGATCGCCAAGCGACAATTCGCCATCTACGACGTAAAGCTCAAGTTCCCCTCGCTTGCGCAGGCCGACGCCCGGCTCGTCTGGAAGTTCTACTGCTCGCAGAAAGGCAGCTTCGGGGGCTTCTACTGGTTTGCCCCGGAGAGCGACGAGTACGAGGGACTTTACGTCTGCACGGCAGACAGCGCCGCGACGACGTGGGATCTTCCCGGCAAGTCGACTTCCAGCCGGGTGCTCTACGAAAACGGCCTCACTAAGTCGTCGGGCTTTTCGTACCTGACAGGGGGCGGCCAGGGCGGAGCGGACCGAATCCAGTTTACCGGCGCCCCGGCTGCCGGCAACGTCTACTCCATCGATTTCGCCGGGATCCTGCGGGTGAAGTGCCGCTTCAAACAGGACAGGCTTCCGAAGGAGTACTTCGATTACCTGCTCTACCAGATGGGGCTCGAGTTGAAGGGGCTGCCGGGCGCATGAGGAATCTCGACGCCAACATGATCGCCGAGCTGCAGAAGCTCGAGTTCTACGAGTTCTGGCTCGTGGAATTCGGATTTGCAGTCCCCTGTCGCCTCACGGATTTCGACCGGCCGATCTATCACAATGCGAACCGGTTTTCGCCGGATGCCATCCGGGTGGATGACATCAACGTCTCCAGCACGTTCTCTGTCGATTCCGTCACCCTGAGCGTGGGCAACGCCTCGGCGGCCTTCGGCGCGCTGATCCTGGGCGAGGACGTCCGGTTCAAGCCCTTGAAGGTCTACATAGGGGTCCTGAAGGATCTCTACACCCCGATCGTTCACCTGGTCTTCGACGGGTTTCTGGCGGAGTACGACCTGGAGGAGGACGAGGCACAGATTCAGGCCGTCAATGAGTTCTTTCTGTGGAACAAGCGCACGCTTCGCATCGCCCAGCCCTCCTGCCCCTGGGTGTTCAAGGTGCCCGGGGGCGAGTGCGGCTATGCGGGCGCCTCGGCGTGGTGCGATCAGTCCTATGCCCGGTGCCTGGCCCTCGGCAACGATCTGAACTTCGGCGGGAACCGCTGGGTCGTCGACACGGCGGAAAAGCAGGTCTGGTGGGGGAGGCTGCCGAAATGAAATTTGCGGAGCGGATGGGGGATTTCATCGGAAAGCCCTTCAAGGCGGGGGGGACGGGACCGGACGGGTTCGACTGCATCGGCCTCGTTTACGCCGTCCTGAGGGCGCTTCGCTGCGATATCCCCGACACCTTCGACCGCTACAGCGTCCACGAGCCCGGGAAGTACGTCGAGCTCTGGGACACGAATCGCCTTGCCGCCATCCGCGCCATGATCCGGTGGGTCGAAAGCCTCGGCGAGCCGGTTTCGGAGGCGGAGCTCATCACCGGCGACGTCTGCCTCATCCGAAGCAAGCTCAACGGGGATGTCACCCCCGCCGTCTACGCGGGCAACTGCCTCGGGATCATCGCCTTTGCCGGGCAGGGGGTGCAGGCCTTCGACCTTTCGAGCATGAATGCCGAGATCATCGCCGCCAGGAGACTGAAACGTGGGTCTTGATCCTCTAAGCCTTGCCATCATTTCTACGATCGCCTCGATGGTCATGAGCGGCGCCTCTCAGGCCATCCAGCAGGGCATGGCGAAGAAAAAGATGGAGGAGAGCGTCCGGAGGCTCAAGGAGTCCGCCCGCGGCGCCATGATCAACGGATCGGACTCGCAGACGGAGATCCCGCTTCTGTACGGCAAAAGACGGGTCGGCCTCAACAAGACCTTCAAGCACACGGGCGGCGACGACAACCAGTACCTCCATATCATCGGTCTCGTCGGCGAGGGCGAGATGGAGGGTATCCATCAGGAAGGCGGCATCGACCAGATCTTCATCAACGACAAGCTCTGGACCGAGTTCGGAAGCGATTACGTTCACTACGAGTTCTTCACCGGGACCCCGGCACAGACCGTCTGCGCCACGATGAGGGATGCAACCCCGGACGGAGCGGGCGGATACCACTGGACGGATACCCTGAGGCGCTCCGCCTATCTCTACATCCGACTCAAGTACGACCAGAACAAGTTTCAGGGCGAGCCGGAAGTCACCGTCATCGCCAAGGGCCTGAAGTGCTACGACCCCCGCACGGGCCTGACGGTCTGGACGGAGAACCCGGCCCTGGCCGTCCGGGACATGCTGACCCGATCGCCGCAGCGCGGCGGCATGGGGGTTGCTGCCTCCCGCATCAACGATGCCAGCGTGGTCTCGGCCGCCAACTACTGCGACACGAAGGGCTGGAAGATCGGCGCCTATTACGACTCGAACCAGTTCATCGTCGACAACATCGCCCACGCCCAGCAGGCCGGGAGGCTCAAGATCCTGTTCTCCGACAACCAGTTCAAATTCAAATACCTCGACATGGGCTATGAAACCCACGTCATGGACGTCACGCAGTTCATCGCCAAGGAGGGCGGGAAATCGTCGCTGCGGGTTCACGAGCCCAACATCGCCAAGGTCCCGAACGCAATCCGGGCCAAGTGGACAAACCCCACGAAGAAGTGGCAGGTCGACGACTACATCCTGCCGGACAGGGATGCCGTTGACGCTGAGGGCGCCTACCGCGAGGACGTCCTGAATCTCGAATGCGTCTCGGATTTTGCCAGCGTCCAGAAACTCGCAAATTACGCCCTCGAGAAGGCCCGCCACTGCAAGCAGGTCTCCTTCATCGGACACCGGGAGTGCATGAAGCTCGAGCCCTACGATCTCATCAGGCTTTCGGCCGCTCAGTTCGGCTGGGTGAACAAGTATTTCCGGGTCACGGGAGTGACGATCTCCTTTGACGGGGTCGTCTTCATCGAGGCGGCCGAGGATTACTCCTTCTTCTATGACGATGCCTACCAGTCGGCAACGGAGGCCTATTACGCCACGAGCCTCCCCAGCTATCTCACCCCGGTCCCTTCGGTGCGAAACGTCTCGGCGCAGGAAGAGACCTACGTGGTGGCCCAGAAGACCTACTCGAGACTCAAGATCACCTTCGAGCCGCCGCTGGCGACAAGCTATCCCTTCTACAAACACACGGAGATCTGGGTGAAACGCGGAAACTCCGCGGATTATGTCTTCGAGACGATCTCCACGGGGGGTACGACCCTCGATCCCGTCCAGGAGGGCATCACCTATTCGGTCAAGATGGTGAACGTCTCGATTTTCGAGACCAAGGAGGATTTTGCGGGCGCCTACTCGGTCTCGCAGTACATCACCGGGAAGGCCTCCGCGCCAGGCAACCTCTCGTCGCTTGTGGCCATTCCCTCGGCGGATCTCGTGCAGCTCATCGCCGCGGATCTCAACGAGTCCGACATCGAAGGCTACGAGGTCCGCTACGGCGACTCTTGGGACGCGGGCTATCTGCTCGCATTCATGAAGGCCGCCCAGTGCAGGCTCGTGGGCGTGCGCCCGGGGACGCACACCTTCTGGATGGGGGCCAAGGACAACCGGGGCCGCTACTCCGCCACGAAGCGCTCGGCGCAGTGCGTGGTGCTCAACCCGCCGAACTATACCGACAAGAACACCTGGGCCTGGGACTTTACGACGGGGACCTTCACGAACACGGAGCACGTTCTTTATAACAGTCAGCATTGCCTGAAATGCTCCCATACCGGCGGGAATCTCACGGGGACCTGGCTGTCTCCGGAATACGACCTGGGAAGCGTGAAAAAATGCAGGCACTGGGGAGATTTTGTCACCGAATTCATTTCATCGGCCTTAACGTGGAACGGCTTAGCGCCCGTGCCCCGCACGTGGGCCGATCTGGGAGTGAGCGGGGGGAAGAGGTGGTTCGAGATCTTCGCCACGGACATCGCCGCCCAGCTATCGGCAAAGATCAAATACGGCAACTCATCCGGGGCGTTGACCAATGAGTTCACCTTTTTCCAGATGACAGCCCCGGAGTTTGAGGCGCGCTACGTCCAGGTTGAAGTGATCATCACGGACCCCGTGCAGGATGCCGTCCTGCACCTCAAGACCCTGAACATGAAGGCGGCCTACTGGCAGTGAGGTTGAATCATGGCGCTGAGCATCAAGGTCGACAGTTTGACGAAAGGCAGCAGTGATGAAGGCGGCACAGTTTATCACGCCTATGTCATGGTCCTGGATGGGACGGACATTATCGCTAAGGTTCAGGTGGACTACGATCCTGCAGCAGAGACCCTGCTGCAATTGAAGGAGCGGGTGCGCGCCCTTCTGAAGCCCGAGGTTGCCGGCCACCTGGACCGAATGCAGAAGAAGGTGGACTTCCAGGCTCTTCTCGGCACCCTCGACCCCAACAACCTGTAGGAGCAAATAAATGCAGACGTGGACCGATAATTGTTTTCAGAGCGATCACCAGGCCCAGACCAATCTGCAGGCCTTCGAGGACAACTTCCAGTGCCTGAAGACGGCATTTTCCGGCGACACGGCGCCGAGCTCTCCCTCGCAGGGTCAGTGGTGGTTCGACACCAACGCCAACATCCTGAAGATCCGAAACGAGGCCAACAGCGCGTGGATCTCGGTGTTCAACTTCGCCACGAACGTCTTGATGCTCAGCCTGGCCGACGGGGTTCTCACGGCCGACGCCGCGGGCCGGGCCAAGATGGTCGACCTCTTCGTGACCAACGCGAAGATCAACGACGTGGACGGCTCAAAAATCACCGACAACACCCTGAGCGCGGCGAAAGTCCAGAACAATGCCATAACACCATCCAAGATGGCGGCAGGGGCGGCGACTTTGATCAATTGGCATGGTCAAGGGGATGCTCAAGTGCTGAATCCCGGGACAAGCTGGGAGAATGGTGTGAATCTGGCTGGCCTCTCCGGCAGCTACCAGACCTATCTAAAATTCTATGCCTACATCCCTGCGGGGGCAAAGTATGTAATCCTTTCGGCGCATGGCTATGCCCAGAACGCAGTCTATATCAGGGTTAACGTTAATGGGACGGTTGGTGCCGTCGCCACTATGTCTGGAGGTGGTTATTTTTCATCTTCCCCATTGGATATCTCAGGTCAGGCAGGAGCGTTAAGGACCCTAACGATAGAGGCCTATGGAAGCGGGTCTGTATCTCTCGAGTCCATCTTGGTGCAATGGTACGGCGCATAAACTAGCAATCCACTCCGAAGGAGGACATCATGGCCGCTTTCACTAAATTCCAGGACTTCGTCGAGCAGCTCGGGAAGGGCATCCATCAGCTTCACGCTGCCGGGCACACCCTGAAGGTCATGCTCACAAACGAGACCCCCCTTGCGGGTGACACCATCAAGGGGGACATGGTGGAGATCACGGCGCAGAACGGCTATCCCGCCGGCGGGACGGACATCCAGAATGACCTCTCCGAGACGGGCGGCACCCTGACGGTGACGGCACAGGATGTCGTTTTCACGGCCTCGGGCGGCTCCTTCGGGCCATTCCGGTATGCGGTCGTCTACAACGACAGCGTCGCCTCGCCGGTCAAGCCGCTGGTGTGCTGGTGGGACTACGGTTCCTCGATTTCATGCCTGGACGGGGAGACGTTCACGGTTGATTTCGGCGTCTCCCTGTTCACTCTGGCCTAAGAGGTGAGAAGTGGCCATCACCCTTGTCAATTTCGGGGCCAACGCGACAGGGACAACCTCCCTGTCCGTTGCCAACCCCGCGAGCATCCAGAACGGCGACCTGCTCATTGCCTTTATCCTTGACCATGCGACGTCCGGCTCTACTGCGGGCGCGACGGGATGGACGCGGCGATTGGGGGCAGGTGGGACGGGTGGACGCTTTCAGGTGTTCACAGCCATTCAAGGGGCTGGGGGTCTTGGGGCAGGACCTCATGCGTGGTCGGGCCTCACGACGAGGGCGCAGGGCCGCATCATAGCCTACCGGGGCGTTGACAATGCGACCCCGATGGACGTCGCCGGCTCGCACCGGCAGAACGCTTCCGGGACGACAGGGACGACGACCATCACGCCCGTCACGGCGGGGAACATGATTGTCGGGGGCTTCGCTGCCCTTGCGAGCGGGGCCACGTGGACGGTCGAGGCCGTGGCAACAAATCCCGGGTCACTGGCAGAGCAGTTCGACAATGCCAACTCCACCTATTGCTCCATCGCCTGTGCTCACAACCTGCAATCCTCGGCAGGGGCAACCGGGGCATCGAGCGCGACCATGTCAGCGAACGGGGCCAACGTGGGGGTTCTCCTTTCGCTCCGGCCTTTACTCACTCAGTACGTCCCGTCGAAAATGCACATTCAAAGATTGATGAGGAGATAGTCATGGACGGATTCATCAGGCTCGGTACTGCTCACACGTTCCAACTCGGGCCGTTCATTGATGACACGGACGGCAAGACGGCAGAGACGGCCCTGACCATCGCGGCCTCGGCTGTCTACCTCTCCAAACAAGGCGGCACACTGACGGCCAAGAACGATGCCACGGTCCTCACGGGGACCGGCGATTCCCTCGGCTACTATGACTGCGTCCTTAATGCCACTGACACCGGGACCGTGGGCACGCTGAAGGTCGCCTGTCATATCGCAGGGGCCCTGCCCGTATTCTGTACCTTTCAGGTCGTTCCGGCTGCCATCTATGATGCGCTCTTTGGCTCGTCCGCGAGTCTCGCAAATGCCATCCATGATGAAGTGGTCGAAGGGTCACTGACATTGCGGCAGGCCATGCGCCTTCTCCTGTCTGTGCTCACCGGGAAGTCAAGCGGCGGCGGCACGGCAACCCTGGTGTTCCGTGACATCGGAGACACCAAGAACCGGCTCTCTGTCACGGTAGACGCGGACGGAAACCGGACGGCGGTCGGGACAAGGGACGGGTCCTGATATGTGTCAAATCCTGGTGATGGCCAAAAACCATTGGATGGAATCAGTGGACCGGTCCGGATGGAGTGAAAAGCAACTTGCGGCCTATGACGTCAGGATCACCCTGGGGGACATCATGGCCGTGGCGCCGGATGACCATATTTGGGGAACCGATGAAGGACCGCCAAATCATATCCTGGTCAAGATTCCAGGTCTGACGGTTGAGGAAGCAAAACAATACATCCAACGCCTGATGGGAAGTCCTACCATTGAAGCCAATGGGCGGGTCCGTCCAAATATGGTGAAGCAACGGCGTTATTCAGTCCCCGTGAATTTGGTCAATTCCATCATGGATCAAGGCGGGATCGTGGAAATATCCAAAGGGTCATTCAATTTCAATTTAATTGACAAGGCCGTCTGATGGCGTCGGAATACAAAAAGACAGTCAAACCTTCCGGCCAGGGTGGAAATTACACGACCCTGGACGCCTGTTTGACAACGGAACAACAAAACCTGGTCGGCAATGACCGCTATTTCCTGGTTGAAATCGGCGGGGATTGGACAGGCGTGACAGACACGACGGCCACCGGGATTGACGGTTATGTAACCGATTCCACCCGGTATATTAAAATTTATACAACCGGAGACGCTAGGCACAACGGGGTTTATGGGGGAAACCCAAAAGCCTATAAGCACGAGGTCACAAATTCAAGTTGGGGCAATTTTGCCACCAATACCGTCACGGAATTCATTTGGGTTGAAGGAATTCAATTCAAACACACCATTTCATCAGGGGCGATTTACGGGTGCATTGCCCTGGAATCCCACCTGACGGGATCCAACGGATGGATGAAGGCGTCAAATAATATCGTTTGGGGTCCAATGACCTATGACGCCAACGCCCATAATTTTGGAATATTGTCTGAAGCCTATGATTGCCGGGTTTCTATCTGGAACAATATCATCTATGGTTTCAAGGCGGGGTCCGGCGGCCAGGGCGGAATCACCATCTATTCCTGTAACACGGGGAATGAAGCCCTTGTCTATAACAACACCATATATGAAGGAAATTATGGGATCGGGTCTGAACAGCAGGGGTCCGGTGTCCCCATACTGAAAAACAATATCTGCGCCGGGATTCCCGGAGTTGTCAATTTTGCTATTCCATCGGCCCACGCCAATTCCACCAACAACCTATCGCAAGACGACACGGCCCCAACTGTCGGGACCTATTACCACGACAAAACCGTCACCTTTGCCGGGGCGGGTGATTTCCACCTTTCCGATTCAGACACGGAAGCAAAAGGCAAAGGCGCCAACCTTTATTCTGACGGATCCCTGGCGATCACCACGGACATTGACGGCAATACCCAGCCGTCTGCCGGGGCATGGGACATCGGCGCCGACCACTATGTCGAAACCACCATCGCCTCATCCCTGATTGGCTCAGGTTTCTGGCAGCGCCGGTTCTGGACAAAGGGCTTCTGGGGCCAAAAATTCTTCCCCGAGTACATCACGACGGGGGCAAAGATTCTCGCCGCGGATGCCGGGTCTTTTGCACTGACCGGGACCGTCGCGGCCCTCAAAAAGGGATACCGCCTGTCTGCCGAGAGCGGCTCGTTCTCGCAGGCCGGGACGGCCGCCACGCTGAAGGCAGCCCGGAAGGTCGTCGCCGTCACCGGGTCGTTTGCCCTAACAGATACTGCCGCCGGGGTGAAGAAGGGCTACAAGATCGGCGCGGAGGCTGGCTCCTATGGACTCACCGGCACGGCGGCGGCACTCAAAAAAGGCCGCACCCTGGTGGCTGACGCCGGTTCCTTTGCCGTCACCGGAACTGACTCCAGCTTCAAGAGGACATACAGACTCAGCGCAGGCGGCGGTTCCTTCGCGCTCAGCGGGACGCAGGCGGGCCTTGAGCGCGGGTATAAGGTAAGTGCCGGACCGGGGGCGTTTTCACTCTCCGGGCAGAACGTAGGGCTTCGAAAGGGAACGGGGCTTGTCGCTGCACCCGGAAGCTTTGCCCTCTCCGGGACTGCTGCCACCTTCAAGCGCGGGTATGTCATCAAGGCAGACGCGGGCACTTATGCCCTGAACGGCATAGCTGCCTCACTGAAGCGGGGCTATAAGGTATCCGCGGCACTGGGCAGCTTCTCCATCGCGGGCCCCGCCGTCGGTCTATTGAAGGGCCGTGGTCTGGTTGCCGCCTCCGGGAACTTCTCCATCTCCGGGACCGCAGTGACGTTCAAGCGCACCTACCGCCTGTCGATCGAGGCGGGCTGCTTCACGCAATTCGGGACGGCAGCCACTCTCAAGGCAGCCCGAAAACTCGGGGCCGGATCATCGGCATTCTCTCTCTCCGGGACGCCTGCAGGGCTATACCTTGGCATGAGGGTGTCGGCCGGGGTCGGCGCCCTGGCCCTGGCCGGCATGGCGGCTGGCCTGAAGAAAAGCAGCATCATCAGCGCCGGGCCCGGGACGTATATCCTCAATGGCCAGGAAGTCGCGCTGCTCTATTATCCCACAGAGACATTCAAGCTGGCGAAGGTGTCCGTCCGTGGCAGGACGGCATCGGTCACGGGGAGCACCCGGGCAGCCGGAGCAACTGCAAGCATGAAGCGAGGCTCCGTGGGCGGCACCACCACGAAGGCAGACCTGACGACTGACGGCAAGAAGGGCACCGTGGACTTCGACAACCTTTAGGAGTGCATCATGGAAATCGTGAACGAGAAAAGCACGAGCATCGTCGCCCTGACTTTCAGGGACGATGGCGGTGCGCTTGTGACTCCTTCCGGGGGCACCTACCGGATCGACGACGCAGCATCCGGGACGGAGATTAAGGCCGAGACCGCCTTCACGCCGGCGGGCTCGAACCACGACATCACGATCAGCGGCACGGAAAACCGCATCCTGGACGCCGCCCGCAACATGGAGGAGCGCATCGTGACGGTCTCTTTTACCTACGGGGCGGGCAAGGATGGAAACGGTGAGTACCGCTACGGCGTGAAGAACCTGGCGAAGATCAGTTAACAGAAACGCGGACAGTATTCCAGGGAGTTGGCCCTCCCCAGACCCTGTGCAGAACACAGGACGGGATAACCCGCTACCATCCGCTTTCCGAACGGCGTGAACCTATAGCAGGGTTGTCCCGAAAAATCAATCTCGGGAGGGTCACTGCATGAAAAGCTTCCTGTCTTACATGGGTGGAAAATCGCTTCTGGCCGGCAAAATCGTTGAAAAGATGCCCGAGCACACCTGCTATTGCGAGGTCTTCGCCGGCGCGGCCTGGCTGCTCTTCAGGAAGGAAGAATCGAAGGTTGAGATCATCAACGACATCAACACGGACTTGGTAACCCTCTACAGGGTGGTCAAGAACCACCTGGAGGAATTCATCCGGTACCTGAAGTGGATCCTGGTGGCCAGGGATGAGTTCCATCGCTTCAAGGCCGAGAAGCCCGAGACGCTGACGGACATCCAGCGAGCGGTAAGGTTTTATTATTTACTGAAGACTGGATATGCCAGCCGGATCAAGAATCCATCCTTCTCGGTTGCACCGACGGGGCAGCCGAGATTCAATTTGCTGAGAATTGAAGAGGAGCTATCGGCAGTGCACCTGAGGCTGGCCAGGGTCTATATCGAGAACATGCACTACGCAGACCTTATAAGGCGCTTCGACAGGCCCGAGACCCTTTTCTACGTGGATCCTCCTTACTATGGCTACGAGGACTACTATGGAGACGATATCTTCCATCGAGAGGATTTTAGAACGCTTCGGGATCTGTTGGCCGGCATCGATGGGAAGTTCATTCTGTCCATCAATGACGCGCCGGAGATCCGGAAGCTGTTCAAGGGATTCAACATCTCACAGGAGGCGACGAGCTACACGGCATCGGGTGGGGATAAGAGGAAGAGGGTTACGGAGCTGCTGATCACGAATTACAAGCCTGGTCATAGACCGGGAGAGTAGATAACCATTGGGCTGAATCGATCGAACCAACCTGGTCATTCCTGCAATTATTCAATGAAAGTAGGGATGGCACAGGATTTTTGCGCCCTGTGCTCGCCCTCTGTTATTTTGTCGCCGATTACATTTATTTGTCGCCGATTCTGTTACGTGTTGTCGCAGAATAGGTTTGTTTCGACAATAATGGAGACTTTTGGAGACAACGAATGAAAAGGGGTTAGCCTGATTGACTAACCCCTTCTGTTTTATGGCGCGCCCTCTAGGGCTCGAACCTAGGACCTTTGGATTCGTAGTCCAACGCTCTATCCAACTGAGCTAAGG